AAATCATCATCAGTAATTGTTAGACTTGGACTTTGAGAAGCACCTGCAAAAATTGTGAACTGACCATTCACATAAGACATTTTTCCTGCCATTGAACTAAGCACACTTTCAAGAACACCATTACCATTAGCGCTAAAGTTAGTAAATCCGTTTGCTGTATATCTTCTTTCCGTTGTAGAGCCGTCAGCCAGTGTCACATTTTGATCACAGGTATTTGCAGCAGATGCAATTCCACCTGCGTTTGTTGTATCGTTTATTTCTGATGTTTTTGCTTTTAAGCCGTACTGCGTATCAGACAAATAGTCCCTAATAATTAAAGCAGGGTTTGATCTTTGTAGATCGCTACTCGCAACTGCGCCAGTTCTAGGGTCAAAAACATTTTTCCCTTTTACTTTAAAAGATACTGCAGGTTGACCACCACCAAACTTTTCAGCATCAAAAACCATTTGTATATAAACATAAGCTATTCCTAAAAATTTATCTGTAGTACCCATACTTGCTAATTGTGCGTTCATATATCCATCAACGGCAGTTTGGCTACCATCACTAAAGGTATATCTAACTAATGCGCCATTATTGTCAAATTTATTTTCATTTTCTGTATTTTTAAAATCTGCATTTGTGACTGTGTAAACAGTTGAGCCACTTATAGTTGATGTAGTAGTTGTAGTGTTTATGTCATTTAATCTTATTGATTCAAGGCTTTCTATTTCATGCCCTGCTATTGCAATTACCATGTGCAATAAATAATTATCTGTACCAGTTGTTTCAATGTGGACCATAGTTCCACCAACACGACATTGACCATATATTAGTTGTCTTGGTGCTAATGGCGCTCTTGTTGCAAATTTAGAACCAAAGTTTCCTGCTGAAGCATTTATGCCTTTTGATGTCATCTTTCCAATCGCACTTGCAACTAAACTTGATGCAAACATACCAACAGCTAAAGCGCCTTGTAAAGCTAATGCCCCTGCTAAAGTAGTAGCTGTTCCTGCATAAAGAGCAGCAGCAGCTCCACCTGTTACAACTATTACCGTTGCAATAATTGCTGTTTTTATTGCTTTAGCCACTAATCAAATCTCCACACTCTATGTGCAAGTTCATTTGCTACAACATTGATGCCACCGTCTGTTGGCGTGAGTATTCCAAAACCATCGCACATACCGACAAGGTAAGAGTCTGCTTGTGCATACAAAACTAAATCACCGCAAGTCATAAAGGCTTTATTTATTTCACCTACACCTTTTTCATTACAGGCTTTTTCTATGCTCATCTCTAAATCACCGCCATAGGATAAAATTGCTTTTTTTGCACTTTCTTCATTATTCCATTTTAAAGTTTTAGGTATTAAATCTTCACCTGTAATTTGTTTTATAATAGCGTTACTAAATTTACAACAATCATTTTGACCCCATTCAAAAGGAAAGTTATTGTTTTCTATAAATGAATGGAACATAGATTCCCAATTAGGCAGTTTCTTCATTTTAATTGTGGGTCGCTTCCTTGGAAACCATTATCTCTATCTGAGCTACCACCTTTTCCTGCATTTTCAGATGATTTACCCCAGTTAATTTGTTTGTCCTGTAATGATGAAACACGGTTAAAACCAGTGTCTCCTGAGTGTAAGAAGTTTTGTGACTCTTTTGTGTATCTAAGATTGGATGGTCTGTCTAGGTCAACTAGTCTATTTTCTGCATCAATGGTTACCGTTGAGCCTTCAGGAGTATCGTTTATAACAAGGCTAGTCATTCTACCTTTAAACAAAGTTAGCGTTCCTGCAACTTCATTCGTTCCACCCATAACATATCCCATAAAAATAGTTATTGATCTATTTTGGTAGTTCTCGGTTAGTGCATAATTAACCACAGTTGTGTCCATACCTGAAAGAGCAACAACTAAACCATTTGATTTTAGCTCAAGGTTATCCTCAGAATTACTAACTGATAATAATGTTCCTGCACCACTATATGTATCAGAGCCTATAACAAGATCATCTGTGCCTGACCAAACAAGAATATCATCTGTGTCAAATTCAGCTTTGACTGCAAAAAATAAGGCTTGTTCATCAGCACCTAAACGATTAACAATAGAAGCATCTAAACCCTGTCTAGTTGCCATGTTAAATTACCTCAATACAAGAAAAGCTAATGCCGTAGTTTGATATGCGGTCTGCTGACCAACTTACTTCATTAGAGATTAATCTAAATGTTCCTTTTGGATTCGTGAATACTGCATAATTTCCTGCAGTTAAATCTGACCTTAACTTTGGCTCTATTCTTACAGAATAATAATCTTTTGCACTACCACCTGCGCTTGTAGCAGTAGCAGTTTGAGTAACCATAACTATCTGTGAGGGCGTTCCTGATGTATTAGAAGTAGATTGGATTTGTAAGTAGTCTCCTTGCACAACACTTCCTGTAGCACTGTTTGTGGAAGCTCTAAGCACTAATCCTGTTGCACCCTTAACATTACTTCTAACCTTGCAACTAGCCGTGCTTGATTCAGAAGTAAATGCAGTATCAGTAACAACTACTGAGGTACTAGTTTTACTCGTTACTTTATGAGTCCCATTATTTGCTTCATTAACTGCACCAGTAACAACAATAAAATCTCCTACAAGTGTATTAGAAAATGCAGTAGTAGCAGCAGTTAGAGTTGACCCACTGAATGTTAGTGTTTCACTCGTGTCATTTGTTCTAGCTTCAGCTTCTAAAAAAGAAGTTGAGTATGTTCCGTTGTTAGTTAAGGCATCAGGGTCAGCGAATTTAAAATGATTTACAGTTCCATTTAATTCTAAAAGAAAAGATTGCCAGTTAGTTGCATCTGACCTTCTCATAGGTGGCAAGGAAACCTCTGCAGTCCAATAAACTCCATCATATTCCTGTGTCTTAGTTTTTCCAGTGAAAGGACTTACTGTTGTTCCTACTGTTCTTATAAGCGACCAGTTACTTTTAACAAAGTTAGGACTTGTAGGCATCGCAATTAATTTAGCCACCTTGCAACATTCTCCTATAATTACCGCCACGCATTGCAGCTTCTGCTACAGCACCTTTTGTTACATCTGCTATCTGTGGCATCATTTTCATAACTTCTGCCCTCACGGTAGGTACAACGCCTGTAGCAAAGTTTATTGATTGATTGATCACTGTTGTGCCACCACCCATAGCATTTTTACTATTCATGTTGTTTAAAATTTTACCACCTGTGTTCGGCACAAATATTTCTGCTCCTCTTTCATTAACAATTGTTGGAACACCCTTTTGCACAGTTCCACCACCTGCTTTACCTGTAGTAACACCTGCATCACTTATAATTCCACCATATTGAATTCCTGCAACGCCTGGAAATATACTTGCTAAGAGTCTATTAACAACTTCTAATCTTAAAAAAATAGATATAATCTCACTTACTAAACTTCTTGAAAAGTCTTTAAAGCTACTCAAAGCATCTTCTCCTGCTAATAAAGAATCCACAAAATCATCACTAAATGCTTGTGCGCCTTTGATTATAGAATCTGCCATTAAATCTGTTGCTGCTATTACATCGTCTGTATCGTCAAGGTAAGTATCAATAGCTTGTGTCAATTCTTCAAAAGAGTCATGCCCACCTAGCAACTCTTTAAATATTTCAGCTTTTCTTTTTGCTATCAGTGCATCACTCGCTTTAAAACTAGCAGGAATCCCATTTCTTGCATCTCCGTCATTACCGAAAGTTCCAAAGGCTTCAGGATTTATTCCCATTTCAAGTTGTAGTTTTGTTTGAGCAACTTCTTCTAAGGTGGTTTTAAGTAAAGCAAAATCATTAGTAATTAATTCAGACAACCTATCTTTAGCCTTATCAACATCACTAATCAAATCATTAATGATAGTAAATCTTCCAAATGCTGTTGGATTTAAGGCTTGTTTTAAAGTTGGTTGAAGTTTAACTAAATCTTCAAATGACATACTTAAATCATCTACATCTTGTTTAACAATACCTAAAATATGCAAAGCTCTTGCAGCCAATATAAAGTTTTCTAACATGGGTGCAGCTTTAAGACCTTCCATTGTAAAGTTACCCATAGATTTTGTGAAATCTATTAGTGCATTCATTGCACCTATAATTTCTGCTGTAACTGCACCAAAAGCAACGGCTAGTGGCTCTAGGTTTAGCACCACATCTTTTATTTTTATTACAAATTCTGTTAGCTCTTTGTTTAAACCTGCTTCGCCTATTTGTACTTGAAATTCTGCTGTAGCATCAGCTAAGTTTGAAAAAGCACCACTAACAGTTTTTGCTCTTTCAGCTAAAGCTGTACCAAATCTATTACTACCAATTTCTCGTAAATATTCAGTTATTGCTGCGCCACTTCTTTCAATGACTTTAGTTTGACCTTCAAAGGTAGCTGATATTTGATCGCCTTGAAGTTTAGCAATAATACCAAATTGCTTCAGCATTTCCATTTCGCCTGTTGTTGCGTTAAATGTTGCCTGTGCTAATTGGGTGATACTCCTTCCCATACCTGCAGCTAAGTTACCAAAATCTCTCATGGCTTCTTCTGTGGGTAATACCCCTGCTTGATACAGTTTTATAAATGCTTCTGCTACTTCATCAACTTGGAATGTAGTAGTTGCTGTAAACCTTCTTATTAATCTAAAAGAAGCAGCTGCTTGTTTTGCGCCACCTGTTACTGCCCTTAAAGTTGCTTCTAAATCTTCAAATTTTCTATTTGTATCTATTATTCCTTTTAATGCAGCACCAACTCCAATGGTTGCTAAAATACCGCCTAGTTTGCTGAAAGCACCATCAAGTTTTTTAGTTTTGTTTTGAGTTTTTTGCAGACGCTTGTCTACACCATCCATAGCTTTTTTTAGCTTTTTGGTTTCAGCTCGTATCTCTACTATTAACTGGTCAACTGTTGTAGCCATTAGTCAGGGTATAACTCCATTAAATTATCTAGCTCATTTTTATTCATTGACTGTTCTTTATCTCCACCGTTAAACTGCTTAAAACCTTTAATTGCTAGATACATTTCTCTAGGTGATAAATCCCAAAAGTCTATAGGTCTCATGTTCATCATGCCTACGCAAATCATAAAAAAATTTTGCCAAATGATAGGTGGCGTGTGTTCATCTACTCTATCGCTTTTTTTTTATCTTCCTCATCTGAGTCATTATCGTTTAAGGTGGACACTAAGAGTTTAGCTACCTCTGCAGAAGCAGTAACAATACCTATATCAGATATTATTTGCCCTACTTTTTTATCATCAAAGTCATTTCCACCACCTCTAAGGGAATGGCGTAATACAACTAATAATGTTCTTATGCGAACCTTTGCTTGTGAAAGATTTTGTGCAAGTTCAAGTATTCCTGTGTCAAGTTCTTCTTCTATTTTTACAAGACTATCTATTGTTAGTCTGCATTTATAGGTCTCTGAACCTAATGTTACTTCAATCTGCCCTTTGAGTGGGTTTGTCATCTGACTTCTCCTTTGTTGGACTTGCTTCTGCAAGTATTATTTTAAAAATATCATCTCTGTGGTCAACAATAAAAGATTCTATC